CACCTAGTAACAACGAAGGGTTAACGAAACGCAGCGTTATTCCGCTCAAACCCTGGTACTCATGGATTTGTAGTTTCTACTGTGCTCACGCAAGCGCGTTTACACCATTGAAACTGTGCGTGTTCTCCCTCACATCATCTGCGTCGTGACGTGAGTTGTCCTCATTAGTACCCGCACTCAGTCGTGCTTGTGCAAACAGCTTATTCTGTATTCCGCGTAGCCTGTTCACTGCAACGCTGTTTTGCACTTGCACGAAGTTTGGTGTGTCATCTGCCCCACGCATGATAAAATCACACGCTGCCACAATATTGTTGATGCTTAGCACACCGGCTTTGTCAAAACCTCTTGGTATAATAGGTTTCCCAATTCGAACGCTCTCCTCGATCATCACCCGAGCTCCCTCGCCAAAATGCCGCATGATAGCTCGAAGTGATGGCTTCGCAGCTTTGTACATCGGTTCGATCTTAAATTCGAGCTGCTGCTCATTGTCCTTTCCTGCATTATTCACAACACGCCAAGTTCCTAGTGCTCTGTTCTCTGGGCTCGTTGTATTAATTATGCAGTGGTAAACCCATCCAGGAAGCAAGGTGTTAATGAACACATCCTCTGTAACATCAAGCCCTTCAGATGCTTCTTTGATCCAGGTGTTGAGTTGCTCAGTTGTGGCATACCTATTATCGATGAGTTCCGCACGCGGTTGGTATTTAATCATGTTATTTATCATTTCAGGCTTTATCTTATCGCGTACGGTTTTCGGCATGTATATGGCCTTTGTTGTGATTTTTGGTGCTGGAAACACAAGGCCTGGTGTCTGATCTTGCACATCCGTTGCTCGACCTCCAGTTCGCACAGGATTCGAAACGAATGAACCACCCGTTCCTTTTGATCCTGACCCTTGACCAGTCTTAGCTCCCGTGTCGAGGCCTGCCATGACCGACACATTGCTAGATTGTGTTTGTGCTGATCCTGAACCTGATCCACCCGCTGCTCCGGAACCTGACCCTGATGGTGAGCTTCCTGATCCGCTTGCCGTGCTTGCACTCAGACTTGACTGCGTACTTCCACTGCTCGGTGCACTGCCACTTCCGGCATTTGCTGCTGCCAGGACAGCATCGGTTGCTGCCTCACTTGATTCGTACACGCAGTACTGTTCTCCACACTCTTTGATTTCCTCTCCCAGATCTGTTCGGTTCCCAGTTAGGTATAAGTCTTCAACTTCCTTCCGTGAGGGCAACTTGAAATCTGACCATACCGCTGAGACCTCCTGTGCGAGCTCTTCAATCATTTCCGTGAAATCATCATAACCAAAAGCTTCCACATATGCTGCAATGATGGCACTCTGAATAGCCTTTGGTTCCTTGCTTCTCTGCCACTCTAGAATTGCCACAATGCGTTCGCGCTTCAACTTTGGTATGTACATTGAGCCTCGCTTCATGAATGTGTGTGACATGTACTCAACCTCCTCGATGCTACGATACGCTTCATCAAATGAATAGTTCAGCTCCAACTCGCGCATGTAGTCGGCAAAGAACTGCTGTATGAAGTCTTTATCCTTTGTGTCGGCATTGATAAGTAGATCATCTCCATTGCACACATATAGTATCCTCATGCTGTGTCCGTGATCTTTCTCCACACGCATTCTGCAATACTCCATTGCTATGATCAGGCACATCGTGTTGTCAACGACTGTGCTTGGTTGACCACTGTTGTTACCTCGAAACTTTTGCACAATCGTACCATCTTCAATTAAAATGCATGTGTTTATTATCTGCGTGTACAAATTTGCCAACATCTGCTCAGCCTCATCGTCCTC